AGAGTCTGTATCCCCGAAGGCGGAACTGGCGAGAACTGGTCAGGACTTGACGGATTACTCGAGAGTTGGCAGGGTGCAGCCCAGATTGGAAACTGTGCGTAATGGCAATTCTGTTTATGCGCAGTTGGTTGTTGATTTTGCAAAGACTTATATGCAGGTTGATTTGATGGATTGGCAGGTTTATGCGCTTGAGGGTTTGTTTGAGTCTGACCCTGATACTGGTGATTTGATTAACCGTGCTGGGTTGATTTCGGTTGCGCGTCAGTGCGGCAAGACCGTTCTCGGCCAGGCTGTTTTGGGAACTTGGCTGACGTCTATTGCTAAGTTGCGCGGCAAGCCCCAGACCGTTGTCAATTCGGCGCATGAACTTACGCTGGCTGTGCGCCAGTTTGAAATTGTGGCCCCTATTTTGGCTGAGTATTTTGGCGCAACTTTGAAACGTGCGTATGGCCGTAACACTTGTGAAATGCCTGATGGTTCACGTTGGCTAGTTAAGGCCGCAACACCATCAGCGGGTATGGGCCTTTCTTGTGACCTGATCTGGGTGGACGAAATTTATGCAGTGGACGACCAAATTCTTGCTCACTCATTACGGCCAACTATGAAGGCGCGCAATGTGCGTACTGCTGGCGGTTCTCCCATAATGATGATGACTTCCACTGCTGGCACTGAGGCGTCTATTGCCATGCTTCGATATCGCGAACAGGGCCTGCAGCTGATAGATGAAAAACGCCAGGGCAGTTTTTACTTTGCGGAATGGTCGCCACCGCCAGGTGTTGATGTTATGGAAACTCGCTGGTGGGGCTGGGCTAACCCAGCGCTTGGCCAGACGCTGGAACTTGAATCGCTACTTCTAGACGCTGACCACCCAGACAGGTCATCATTTTTGCGCGGGTCGCTAAACCAGTTTGTAAACGCTGACGCTTGCTGGTTGCAACCTGGACAGTGGGACGCTTGCCTCTCTGACATGGAAGGCCCAGAGGGTGGCTGGATTGCTGTTGATTCTTCGCTTGACGGCTCGCGCTATGTTGCTGTTCGTGCAGCTGTTGATGACGTGGGCGTTGCTCATGTCAATGTTGAGTTTGTAGTTGGCTCATTGGCCGAAATGCAGCAAGCCCTTTTGGACGCTTGCCGACACCCTTCCACCATGGTTGCTGTCACGCCAACACTAGAAAACCATGTCCCGCTATCTCTTGAGCGGCGCAAAAAAGTTGTCGGATATGGCGAGTTAATGAAGTACACCAGCCTGGTTAAAGGCATGATCAACGACAGCCGACTCGTGCACACAGGGCAGTCAAACCTTGCTGAACACATGAACCGAGCCGTAGCCATTTACCAGCAGAACGCATTGGCTCTATCTTCTAAGCGTTCGCCTGGGCCCATTGAATTAGCGCGCTGCACCATCTGGGCGGCAGCGTTAGCGTCACGACCAAAGCAAGCGGGAAAGCCCATGCTGGTAGTTGTCAATCGGTAAACTATCGGCGGTTATGTCTTGCTAGTTCTGTCGGGAATCTGGCAAGGCATGACCACCTGCCAACCTGAAATGTGAGATAATCCCAACATGGCACTATTCAATCGAGTTACTAAAGCAGCAATAAGCCCTGCAGCGCCAACGGCTAAAGCAGCAGCTGCTGGTGGCTATTCGCCTAACAATGCTGGTGTAAATATGATTGGGCAGTACTACACCTACTACGAAGGCGAAGCCCGCAACCGCGCTATGAGCGTCGCCACCATTTCGCGCGCCCGTGACCTTATGGCTTCTGTCATTGGCTGTATGCCATTGAAGATGTACACGGAACGCTGGAACGAAACCGAAACCGAAATGGAAAAGGTGTACCTAGCGCCACGTTCTTGGGTACGCCAACCTGACCCAACAGTTACTTATAACTTCCTGATGGCTTGGACTTTTGACGATTTGTTTTTCTATGGCCGCGCATTTTGGTATATCACCAGCCGAACACAAGACGGTTTTCCAGCATCGTTTACACGTCTGCCTGCAGGCTCAATAACCACTACTGACCAAGCTGGCCCTGTTTGGTATGCACCTTCACAAGAGGTTTATTTCCAAGGCAACATGATTGACCCTAAAGACCTGGTGCAATTTTTAAGCCCTATTCAGGGCATTGTTTATATGTCAGAACAGACAGTATTGACAGCGCTTAAACTTGAGGCTGCGCGATATCGCAATGCAGAATCGTCAATACCTGCAGGCGTTTTGAAGCAGACAGGTGGTGAACCGTTGTCTGCTACAGAACTTGCTGACTTAGCATCAGCGTTTAATGCAGCTCGAGCAACTAACCAAACTGCAGCGCTAAACGAGTTTTTGAGTTACACCGAAACGACAGCGACCCCAGACAAGATGCTGTTGATAGATGCAGCCAACTACCAAGCCCTTGAGTGCGCCCGTCTTACTAACGTGCCGCCATATTTGGTAGGTGTTTCCACTGGTGCCTATTCGTACCAGTCCTCTGAGCAGGCTCGCGCTGACCTTTACATCTTTGGAGTTCAGGCTTACAGTGACTGCATAGCGGCCACGCTCAGCCAAAATAATGTTTTGCCACGCGGAACATATTTGAAGTTTGATACATCGGATTACCTGATTGAGAACTACGCAGCCGACATAATGGATAACCAAGACCTACCAGAAGAAAACACACAAGAGGAATTAGCATGATCCGCTTCAACGCAACATCAGTAACTATTGACGCTGCCGCCCCAGACGGCACACCCAGCAGAACCATCACAGGCATTGCGGCCCCCTATAACGTCGTTGCAGTAGTGAGCGATGGGACAGAAATTATGCTGTCGCCTGGCTCTTTGCCAACCGACGGCCCTAACCCCAAGCTCTTTGTAGGGCACGATTCCGACAAAGCCATTGGCACAGTTATTGCGCGTGAGGACACCCCAGACGGAATGTTGTTTCAGGCTCGAGTGGCTAAGACCGTCCTCGGCGAAGAATCGCTGCAGCTCGCCCTTGAGAATGTTTACGATCAGGTAAGTGTTGGGATTTCACCTTTGGAATTTAGCTACAACGAGGCTGGCGTCATGCTTATTGACAAAGCAGCCTGGACAGAATTATCGCTAGTTTCACACGGTGCCTTCGGCGCTAGTGCTAGCATCACCCAAGTGGCCGCAAGTATCCACCAAAACCCCGACGAAACCGACAATAATCCAGATAACCCAGAAGTCGAGGAGACGGAAGAAATGCAACCAGCAGTAACACCAGAAGTAGTAGAAGCAGCAGCTATCCCTACATCACCAATTTTTGCATCAGCCAAGCGCGAATTCGTTTTGCCTTCGGCTGGTGAATTCATGGCCGCCTACCACATCGGTGGCGACACATTCAAGAACATGAACGCAGCTGTCGCTGATTACACATCATCAAAGCGCACAGCACTTCAAGCTGCAGCTGGTGACGTGCTCACAACCGATACACCTGGTCTTTTGCCAGTTCCAGTTCTTGGGCCATTGGTTCAGGACTTAAACTTCTTGCGTCCAGTAGTTGATGTGCTTGGCGCTCGCGCTTATCCAGATGCTGGAACACAAAAAACGTTCATTCGCCCAACCATCACAACTCACACATCAGTTGCGACTCAATCAACAGAATTGTCAGCAGTATCTGCAACAACAATGGTCATTGCGTCAAACTCAGTTGCTAAAACAACACTTGCTGGTCAGGTCACGCTTTCACAGCAAGACATTGACTTCACAAACCCAGCAGCCATGCAGCTAATCCTGAATGACCTTATGGGTGAGTACATGATTACATCAGACAACTTTGCAGCAGACAACTTGCTTACAGCAGCAAACGCATCTGGTGTATGGGACGGAACAGTAACCGACTTGCTCAAGAGCGTTTATGACGCAGCAAGCGATATCTCAACCAACCGCAACTGGCTACCTACCCATATGTTCGTATCCGTTGATGTCTGGGCGCAGCTCGGCCAGCTCATCGGCACAGACGGCAGAGCAATCTTCCCACTGATTGCCAACGGACTTTCTGGTATGAACGCACTTGGCTCACAAAGCGCTGCATCATGGAACGGCAACCCACTCGGATTGCAGCTCGTAGTGGACAGCAACTTTGCTGCCAAGACCATGATTATCACACGCGTAGGTCAGGGCCAAGGCGATGCCTTCGAGTTCTATGAGTCAATCCGTGGCCTCATGAGCATTGAAAACCCATCACTCTTGGGCCGCACAATGTCATTCCACGGTTACGTTTCAACCTTCGCTGCAATCGGCGGAATGATTCGCAAGATTACCCAGGCCTAGTCCGAAAGGCGGTTAGCCGCCATGGCTACTTACAGTGTTATTTTCCACCAGCGTCTGGACGACTACGCAGTTGTTCAGACACTGGAAAACACCGATATTGCGATAGGCGAGTCAATTGTTATTGCAGGTGTTGGCCATAACTTAAACGGCACACACACTGTTTACGCATTGCCTCAATACCTTTACATCGGCACCGACACGCAAGGCAACATAGAGCTAGACAGCAACGAGCCAATCCCCAACCAAGTCATGTTCTATGACCCAGACGGTGACCTCGAGCGCTCAGCTGCAATCCCACCTGGCACGTTGGTTTATAACCAAACGTGCACATGGGTAACAAGCGCCAACGTTCAATTGTGGCTCGGTTTAACGGGCCTCTCAGCCGATGAAACTACCTTCCTGGCACAATGTGTATCTGCTGGTAATCAAGTCGCCCATAGACGCAGACAAGAGGCTGGGTATTATGACGCTTTAGGCAGCAGCCCTTCGGGAGATGTGACGCTTGGAACCATAATGCTGTCAGGCGCGTACTTTCGTCAGCGCGGAAGCATTGACCAGTTCGCAAGTTTTGACTCGATGGGCCAAGCCATTACCAGCAACGCTTTTACCCCAATGGTTAAGCAGCTGCTGGGGATTGACCGCCCAGCGGTGGCCTAATGGCATACACAGACTTATTCAACGAAGCCATAGACGATCTAGCCACAACCTTGGCAACCATCACAGGCTTGCGCGTTGTCACTGACCCACGCAACCTCAACAGTAATTGCTGCTTCATTGACGCCCCGTCTTTTGCTGCCATGAATGATCACATCGTCACAATGACTTTCCCTGTGCGGGTTATTGGTATAGGCCCAGGCAATTTAGACACGCTACGGCCCTTGCTAGCCATCTCTGCTGCCCTTCTAGCAAAGAACGTGGCTGTCGTGTCAGGTAACCCAGCATTGGCGTCTATTGGTGGGCAAGAATTCCCCGCCTACGATTTAACCATTCGTATGCAATCGCAAAATCTATAATGCACACACGACGCACTAGAATCTGCAATAATCTAAACAACAGCGGTGGCCCGACACACCTACATGACCAGGAGTAATTATGGCCACCAGCACCACCACATATCTAACAAACCCAACAGTTACATTTCTTCCTGCAACTGGCGGAACTGTATTTGACGCCACAGCCGTGACCTCATCAGCGGCAATCACCGTGGGCTTTGACGCTCTCGAGAGCACCAGCTTTGGAGATTCTGGACACCTATTTGTAAAGGGCCTTCAAAGTTGCGAAGTGACCTTGACGTGCTACGCGTCTTACGGTTCAACATCTGTTGAAGCTGCACTATCAGCTGCACTTGGAACAGGGACTTCTGTAATTACAATCTCACCTGCTGGCGCAACCGAATCAGCAAGCAACCCTGAGTACGTTGTCACTAATGCCTTCCTTGCATCGTTTCAGCCAATCAACGGCTCATACGGTGAACTGTCAATGATTGAAGTGACATTTACAGGCGGAACATTTGTCCGCGACATCACTTCTCCTTAATCACTAAAAAAGAAAGCAGCCGACAATGCAACTAACACTGCAAATAGACCTGGGTAACGGCCCAATACAAGTCAAAACCAACCTGATGGTTATCGTCAATTGGGAACGCAAATACAAACGCAAAGCCAGCCAATTAGCCGAAGGCGGAATTGGTATGGAAGATTTAGCTTTCATGGCACACGAAGCAGCAAAGATTTCTGGCATAGGTCAAATACCGTTAATGCTTGACGATTTCATTAAGCAGCTTGTATCGCTCGAGGTGGTGGATTCAGAACCTGAAAACCCTACCGAGGCGGCACCTATCGATATTCACTAGCATCACTGCTAGTTGAGACAGGATTCTGGCCGCCAGATATCCCATTTGACATTCCCGACTTGACTACCTGCATTAGTATTATTAACGAGTCGAGGAAAAAACAAAGATGAGCGCCACAGCCAGCATAGAAATAACAGGCCTCAAGGCAGCTCTTACTGAGTTGGGCAAGCTCGATAGCAAAACCAAGTTCAAAGCCATGAACAAAATAAAATCTGCTGGCAGTGAAATGGTTAGTGAAGTAAGAGGCTTTTATCCTGACGATAAACCACCTTTATCTGGAATGACTCCATCCAAAAAAGGCGGCACTCGTTTGGGCTATAACCCTAAAAAAGTACGTCAAGGTGTGACTCTGCAAATTGGTGGGCGCGCTAAGAATGGCAACATTCCCTTAGTCACATTAATTCAAAAAGACGCTGGTGGTGCCTTTTTTGATTTGGCTGGTTTACGGAATAAAGACTCACAATTTGTAAAAGATTTAAGCGCAGGATTTGGGCCTGCTCAACGCGGTATGTGGCGCGCGCGCAAATACATTTACGGCCAGGCGACCTCAGACATTCTTGCTGCAGTTGAAGAGGTCATGAACCAAACAAGTAGAACGCTGGGCAAGTAATGGCTGTATTTATACCTATCGTCTCGGAATTTAATTCCAAAGGCATAGACAAAGCAATTAAAGAATTTCAAAGCCTTGAAACAACAGGCCAGAAAGCGTCTTTTGCAATTAAAAAAGCAGCAGTACCAGCAGGCTTAGCCGTAGCGGGATTAGCCTTGGCACTTGGCGATGCAGCCAAAGGCGCAATGGAAGATGCAGCTGCACAAACCATTTTGGCTGGCAACCTTCGCACTTCGGCCCACGCAACAGACGCACAGATTAAAGCCACTGAGGACATGATCACGAAAATGTCTTTGGCTACTGGCGTGGCTGATGACGAGTTACGCCCAGCGTTTAGCAAGCTTGTATTGGCAACTAACGATGTTGAGCGTTCTAACAAATTGCTAGCCATTGCTCAGGACGTGGCTGCGCGAACTGGTAAGCCTCTCGAGACAGTTACCCAGGCTCTTGCTAAGGCCGAAATGGGCCAGTACGCCGCTCTCAAGAAACTTGGCATACCAATGTCCGAAGGTATCCAAGCGTCTATTGACCTGCAGAAAGAGCAAAATAAACTGGCAAAAGCAGAGGCCGCAGTTACCCAGGTTAAATACGAAATTGCCGAAGGCATCTTGTCAGGCGCTGAGGCCACAAAAAAACTAAATACTGTTAATGAAAAGTTCGCTAGCCAGCAGGCAATAGTTAATGACTTAATGGCAACTACTGGCGACTACACCGATGACATAGCAAAAAAGTTTGCTGGTGGTGCTAGTGATGCAGCCAACACAGCCGAAGGACAATTTAAGCGCCTAGCCGTTACCTTGGCTGAAACCAAAGAGTCAATCGGTGCTGCACTTCTGCCAGCCATCGAAGCCGTGTTGCCTTTCCTGCAAGCAATGGGTAAATGGGCATCCGAGAATACAACCGTTTTCCTTGTCGTTGCTGGCGTCATTGGTGGCATCGCAGCAGCCATTGTGATCACGAACGCTGCAATAACCGCCTGGGCTGCAGCAACAAAAGCCTTTACAGTTATTCAGGGCATCTTCAACGCCGTCCTCGCAGCAAACCCCATTGTCTTAGTAGGGCTAGCAATCGTTGCATTAATTGCAGGTCTAGTCCTTCTCTACAAAAACTTCGAACCGTTCCGCAACATTGTCGATGACATCTTCGGTGGCATCAAATGGTGGATAACGAACGTCACCATTCCGGCAATGCAACTACTGCTCACGATTGCCAAAACAATCTTTAACGGCATCGCTTGGGCGTTCAACAACACCTTCGGCAAACTTTCAATCAAGATTCCGTCGTGGGTGCCTGGTATCGGTGGCAAAGGTTTTGACATACCTGACATTCCTATGCTTGCCCAGGGTGGCATTGTCAATTCCCCAACGTTGGCCATGATTGGCGAGAAAGGGCCTGAGGCTGTAATCCCATTGTCAAAGCTTGGCGACATGGGTGGCGGTGGCGGTATCACAATTAACGTCAGCGGTGCAGACCCGCAAGCCGTAGTCGATGCCCTACGCAGATACCAGCGCCAAAACGGTTTCGTACCCATCACGGTTGGTGTCTAATGCCAACATGGGATTGGCGCGTATCGTTCGCTACTAGCACTACTTTTACGACCCTGCCGAATGTGCAGCAGATATCTATTTCTAATGGCAGGCGCAGGCAGATTGACGACTACGGCGTTGATCAGCTGACGGTTGAAAGCATCTTCCCTAGCTCGTGGACAACAACACCAAAATTGGGTGACAACATTATTGCTTGGGTTTACACAACGGCTTATCCGTCTTACCCGTCTTACAACTATTGGAAGATGTTTCAAGGCCGCATTGTCAATGTTGATATTAAGTACGGCATGGTCACAAATGAGGATTCTGTAACTATCACGGCTGAGGGTTTACAGGCTGACCTTGGCCGTACACAAATCAACGGCTATTCAGTTATCAGCGCCAAAACTGACGTACAAGTATTTGACATTGCTAACTCTGTTGGTGTTTATGTTGGCCCTACTAGCGGAATGTCGACGGGTTCAGCCCAGACCTACACAGGCAATCTAAAAGCGTTCGTGGACACGGCTGTGCGTACTGAGCAGGGCAGGCTTCGTTCCACACCATCAGCACCCACTGCTTTAACAATGGGCACCCTTGATTTTGTAGGCCGTGGCTCTTTGTTTTATGGCCCTACGCCAACACCAGAATGGTCAGACGGAACGCTGGCTAGCGACACTGGCTACAAATACCAGCAGGTCAAGTTTAAAAGCGCGTCAGAGGATTTTTATAACTCGGTAACGGTTGAGCCTTTGGGGCTGGCTTCACAGACGAGCAGTAGCGGCACGACCCCTATTTTTAGTTATGTCGCCCAAAGTTATGACGTGGGCACTTCTCAGGCGTTGTCTTTGGCTCAGTACATCAGGTTTAAGTACGACACGACTAACAGCACCCCACGGGAATTGGGTTTTACGATTAGCCAGCAGACTACGGCTAATGCTGTGTGGTTCCTTAATTTGGTTAGCAACTTTCTGGGCCTGGAAATCAACATTATTTTGCGTGGTGTGCGTTATTACTGTGTGGTTGAGGGTGTGACGATTACGGCCAGCCCTGACGATACGCGGATTCTCTTCTCTGTCTCGTCAAACGAAACTAACGACTATCTCATACTCAACGATGATGTCTATGGCAGACTCGATTTCAACAGATTAGGATTCTGATATGGCTATAAAGACTTTTACTACGGGTGAAGTGCTGACGGCTGCCGATACCAACACGTATTTGGCGAACTCAGGGCTGGTTTACATTGCTTCGGGAACTGTTAGCAACAATACGGCTATTAACTTCACCAGCATTTTTACGTCATCTTTTACGAATTACCGTGTCGTATTCACACCATCGGCGCGTCAGGCTGCAGGACAAAACCAAATCAACTTGCGCGTCCGTTCAGGTTCCACAGACCTTTCAACAGGCTCTAAATACCAATGGTCACGAATGTACTACTACTCAGCAGGTAGCGGTTCCAGCGGAAGTGTCACCGATGACTCAATAAACATCAGCGATGCCAACACAGGCTTTGTCGCTTTTGCTTTTGACATTTACGCGCCATTAGTAGCCCAGGAAACCTTTGTGACTGGTCAAACATCAGCACAACAAAACGCTGGTGGGCCATTCCTTTTTGGCATCAATTGGGGCGGCTATGTGGATAACACCACCTCATACGATGGCTTCAGCCTTATCGGGACAAGCAACTTTTCAGGGACAGCGAGGGTCTATGGATACCGCCAAATCTAATTACACAGCAGTTGAGGTCAATGGCCTCACAGGAGAAACGATAGAAAGGGAAATGACAGATGAAGAAATTGCTAATTTGCCTAAGCGTTCTGACGTGCCTCTCGCTTAGTGCTTGCGCTGATCGTTTCCGCTACCCATGCCAAGACCCAGCCAACGCCAACAAAACCGAATGCCAATGCAACCAAGAACCACGCACCAAAAACAAAGCCCTAGGCGCTGTTGAATCCGAAATAACCACAACCACCCTTAAAGAGCTTTTAGGATTTGACTGCTAATGAAACTAAGACCACGACTCACCAACGAAGAAATCAAAGCACGACTAATCCTCTGTGTAGGCATAGGACTAACCGTTGTCTTTGTTGCCTCAATTTGCTTTATGCTCTACGGCACTTTATTTGTAACCCAGCCACGCACAATGAGCGAAGCCGACTCAGAAATATTTAGTTTGCTTAACCCACTACTTATGTCGCTATCTGGTGGCCTACTTGGCATGCTCGCCGCCAACGGCCTTAAAGACAAAGAACCACCAAAGCCATGACCTCTCGCAAATACCCCTTTTACCCATCATGGGACGGTGGCGCAACGTCACCAATCACCAAAAAGTTTTACGACCTTTGTAAACGGCGTTGGGCTTTTACCAACCTTGGTATGTATGCAAACCGACCTATGCGCGGGTCCAAAAACCTAAGTGTCCATGCCAGCGGATTTGGAGTTGATATGGGCTATCCAGCAACTCGAGAAGGCCGAGCAGCTGCACGACAAGCGTGGGAATGGCTTATAGAAAATTCAGAGGCGCTCCTACTTTGTGAGCTTCATGACTACGCCTATCGCAACCCTGCACAGCCAGAGTCAGACAAAACCGCCTGGGGCCGTGGCTATCGCTGTTCGCGCGGGCCAGGTCAAAAAGGCGTCAAATTGTTCACGTCCACAGATAATGCTGGCCCAGGTGGGGCTTGGCTACACGCGGAAATTTCTAACGAATGGGACAGCACAGAAGATTTTGAAACTGCATGGCGCGCACTGCCTAAACCATAAGAACTCTCAGCCACTGTTTGAGCAGCGCTGGGGCTAGGTGGTGGGTACTTTGTTTCCATTGGGTATCCACCACCGACTTCGCATTTTGTGTAAAGTAACCACCGCTACTCAAATAGCAGAAAGTCAGAGGAAACATGACATACACCGACCTACCACTATTCAGGGCAACCGACCCTGAAACTTCCCGCCAAGTAAACCCGATCAAGGTTGGCACTCACCGCGCAATCCTGCTGGAACAGTATTTCTATGCAACTCTTGGGCTGACCGATGAAGAGGCAGGCTCTCGAGCCGCACTTGCTGGTCATGAAATAAAGGGCTACTGGAAGCGTTGTAGCGATTTGCGCACAATGGGTCTAATCCACGATTTAGGCATCCGTAGAGCGCTTACAAGTGGCTCTCAGGGCATTGTGTGTGGCATCACACAGCAAGGCATCGACATGGTTAGGGGCTGGGCATGAAAAACTACACTTACGAACAAATGTTTATAGCCGTACTGTTCGGCTGGTGCCTTTCATGGGCCTACTTTAAGCTCGTCAATCGCTACTGGAAACCCTGATGCTACCTACCTGGGGCTATACAGTCCTAAAATCAAAAGACAAGAAAACCATGGTGCAAATCTTCACAGACTTGTCCACAGGCCTGATTGAGTACACCCAAGTCTGCACACGTGCAGAGTCTTGGCACTTATGGGGGCCGCCAACAGAAGTAGAGAGAGTTGATTAAGAAACTCATGGCACTATCGCTAATCCTCGCCCTTTTCACACCAGCCCACGCAAGTGCAGCTGGTAACGCCCACGCCAAATACCAAGGCGTACTACCTGACGCTTACTACGATCAGTTAGCCCAATGTGAAACTGGTGGCAACTGGTCACACAGCACAAAGTCCTACACAGGTGGCTTAGGTATTCATCGGCAAACTTTCCGCACTTGGTCTAATTACAACTCAGCCAAAGGATTAACACCTAAACAGCAAGTCAAGGTCGCTGATGCCATTGCTTTTAAGAGCCACATTGAGCGCTCAGGCCGTAAGGTGTGGCGTGTCGGGCCGTGGGGCTGGGGCTGTGTCAAAGGGCAAAAGTCTCTACAAGGTTTCATCTGTAAGTCGCGTCACAAGGATGTGCAAAGATGGAAACGCAACTGCTAAACAAAGGAAAAACAAATGGAAACTTCAACAGGCGAACTAATCGCCAAATTAACCAACTTGAGCCACAACCTTGCTTTAGAACTTAGGTTCAAAGAGTCAAGCCTTGTACTTGAAGCCGTAGGCGCTCTACACGCGCTGCCCAACATTGCCGAAACCATCAGGCACCAGTGGCACCCGTCCAGTAATAGTTCAGGGCCGTCAAAAGGCATCAATTACGCGAGCACAGTTAAGTTGGCTAACGATGAGTGAGTACACCCACAACGATGACGTAGCAGACTTGATTTATGCCAAAGAGCAAGAAATCAAATACCTTAGAGAGGCGCTACAACGCATTGAGTCAGAGTTAAACCGCATCACGAACGAGTACAGCCGTGGCCTTTGATCTTTCCGACTATGAACCCGTTGCCAGCCGTCTAGACCGTTTCCTAAAGGCGCACCCAGACGCCAGGGTAATTACTGATCTTGTGCACTACTTTCCAGAGATGTGCGTGTTTAAATGTGAGCTGTGGCTGAATGACGAAGTTATCGCTACTGGCTGGGCAGAAGAAATACGCGGCCAAGGCAACGTGAACAAAACCAGCCATTTAGAGAACTGTGAGACAGGCGCTGTAGGTCGAGCACTTGCCAATGCTGGACTATCAGGTAGTGACTTTTCTAAACGCCCGAGCCGTGAGGAAATGGGCAAAGTTCAGCGTATGCAAGGCGACACAACCGTTACTGAGTTCAGCAACCTGGCATCAGAGAAGCAGCAAAACATGATTAGAGCGCTGTGTAAGAGCAGTTCAAAATTGCCGCCAGCTAATTTGCAGGCCATGACTAAACGCGAAGCCAGCGCTTACATTGACAGCTTGAAGGCAGGCGAACAGCCAGCGCCACAGTACGACACACCAGAAGAGCCATTCTGATGCTTGACCTATTCAGCATGGTCATAATGCTTAGCGCAGTGTTTATGTGTGGCTTTATGCTTGGCAAAGACAAAAAATGACAGCGATTAGCGAAGCGTCTTTCCTGCAGCAAGTAAAAGCCCTGGCTTATATTCACGGCTGGGACTGCCATCACGCAAGCCCGACAATGACCAGCAAAGGCCGATGGCTAACGTCAGGCGCTGTGGGCTTTCCCGATTTGGTCTTGTGTCATAAAGTCAAGGGATTGATTTTCGCCGAGCTCAAGAGCTCCAAAGGCCGAACAACACCAGCACAGGAACGTTGGCTCGAGATACTAAACCCACACGCAGAGTGCTACATATGGCGACCCGACCAGTTACAGGAGATTGAGCACAGGTTGGCGTCATGCTGATCGTGGCCTGGTACCTACTGCTATTGTCGCTGGGCGTTGCCATTATTCAAGGATTGCGAAAGGATTAAGTGGTACCGTGCGCAAAAGGCTCTTTAAGGGTGCTGGGAAACACGGCTAAGTAACGCGGATTTGTAATGAATTAAGCAGTGGGATTAGACAACCCACAAGCCACCACAACTAAATACGACCACGGCCACATAGGGGATTGCACTCTGTTGGTATGCAAACTACGGAAGTAGGGTAGAGCTGGCGCGCCCAACCACCCAAGATGACTTACGTGAAAGGTTGTTGGGGTAAGTCGCCAGTGCAGCGTTCCCTAACGACATAAAAGGCGTATGGCTGACCGTCCTAAACAAACCACCTGCCAGAGCTACTAGCTCGAAGTGGGGGCTGGCACAAACCACAACACTGTAGTAACACACAAGTAAGCAACCGCAGGCGTAGCCAAGGGCGCTAGTAGCATCACCAACACACCACCGACAAGGACACACACATGGCAGGCAACAGAAAAATAACACCCCAATACAGAGCCAACAGAGCGGCCCTCATGGAAAGCCACCCCGATTGCCACTGGTGCGGTAAACCCTGGGACAAAACATTCCAAGCCGATCACATACTTGAGCATGACGCAGGCGGTGACGATTCATTAAGCAACTTAGTTAGTAGTTGTGCCCATTGCAATGCATCAAGAGGCGCACGATACGTCAACCTAAAGACAAGCGCACGACAACAAGCCCGCAACCAAGCAATGAACGCACCACCAAAAATCACCGAAAAACCAAAAAATGAC